GTATCCGCGGTGAAGATCATGTCCGCGTCGTAGAACAGGATGTAGTCGCACTGGTAGGCGAGAGCAAGGTCGATACAGCGTTCGCGGGCGGTGCCGGGGAGGGAGTAGCCGATGGCATCGCAGATGACGAACTGAAGATCGGTGCCGTGAAGAAAATCGGTGTCGAGAAAGGGGTCTGCCGGGTCTATGGGAGGAATCTTCACCCCTAACTTATGCCCGTCCAATCCTTCAGTGCGATTGATATACCACAGCCGCTCCTGAAGCCGCCCGAGGAAGTGCTGGAACACCAAGAAGGCTCCCACGCAGTCCTTGTCCGCCCCGTCATACCACGGGAGCCCGAGGCCGATCCGCAGGGTCCTCACCGCTTACGACTCCGATCCTGAAGAAACGCAGCAACACAGATCGCCAAAAACCACGTCCACACAGGAGCGGTGTCCGAGGCAAGCAACATTCCGGCCATGATGTACAGGGGACCGACCAAAGCGTCCAAAGCGTCCATCACAGAACCCCCACCCACACCTTGAAGAACTCCCACAGGCTCAGCCGCTCGATGTCATGCAGCCGGTGACCCATATGAAGCCGCAGCCCGGCCTCATCGGTGACGCGCACCAGCTTGCCCCCGCACGACTCGCAGCGGGCCATTGTCTCGGGGTCCCAAGGGTCCCATGTGGCTGTATCAGGTGTTGACATACAGTCACTCTAAAAGAAAAAGGCCCCCCCGGTCAAGGGAGGGCCTTGGTACGACAGTCGGCTACAGGGCTCGAACGAAGCCCTTGATGTAGCCACCCGGCGAGCAGATGGCCGCGCCAGCCGCTTCGAGCGCCACAACGAAGCCACCGGGCCGGGTCAGGAGGCCCGTGGAGTTCACCCCCATCGAGCCCGCGACGCCGACACCCATGATCTCGTCGATAGCCACCGTGGCCGAAGTGCCGGTGGCGAACACAGCCACAGACGCGACATAGCCACGGGCGATAGCGACACCCACGCCGTTGTTCGGCGTAGTACGCACACAGATGCCGCCGAACGTGCGCTGGCACGTTGCCACGGGCAGCACCGCCGCCGCACCATCCACGCTCGCGGCGAGATTGGTGAAGGCGATGGGGAGGCCCGCAGTGATGGTAGCGCCCTGAACGTTGAGGAACGGGACGCGGACACGATTGCCATGCTTGGCATCGTTACCGAAAAGGAGTCCGATGTTCATTTCTGTGGTATCTCCTTAGCTCGTGATCGTGGTGTTGATGGAGCCGACAACCCCGTGCTTGCGCCGATTCGTGACGAACGAAGCGCCGCGGTACAGGATCTGGCTGATGGAGGCGTCCTGGTTCGCAGGCTCGACCGCGGGCCGGGCACGGAAGTTCGTTTCCGCATCCGCCGTGAAGCCGATGAACGCCGAGTTGAGCATGAACCAAGTCCCAGACGTGGTGGTCTGGACCGTGGTGCCGTTCTTCACGTCAGGGATGTTCTCGTCCCACGTCAAGGGGTTCCCCTTGAAGCTCACGTTGTCGAACGGGATGTCGGCGCGGGCAGGCGTGGTCGAGCGGTAGAAGAACGTCATCATCTCTTCGTAGAACTCGTAGGTCGCCTGATCGCACAGGTGGATGTCGGGGAACCGCTTGCCGCCGCCCCCGCCCTTGCCCGCGTTGTTGTAGGCATTGCGGATCACCGCACGGAAGCCTGCATACGTCGTGGACGCATCATCCTTCGTCTGGTTCCTCCACCAAGCGGAGGTGGACTGGTTGATGTTGCCGACCGTGCGCGAGGCGGTGGGGTCGAAATCCACCAGCGAGGCCAAGGGCTCGATGAACACGGAACCGTTGGACGGATCAGTGTACGGGCTCTTGATGTCCGTGGGGATGTTCATACCGTTGCCCTGGATGAACGCCTTGCCCCAGAACTCCTCGATGGACTGCCGGGCCTGCTTCGTCTTGGTGGTGAGGAGGTCGATCACCTTCACCATCGAGCCGCGATTCTTGGCCTTCTCGTCGCCCGAGATGCTGATGGGAGTCACCGCGTTGCGCCAGTCCCAGAAGGCGGCAGTCACGCCGTCCACAGGGTCCACGGGCAGCACGTCATACCCCGCGTAGGTGCTGGTGGGAGCCAGCGCATACATGAGGTTGGTCTTGAGGCGTTCCCCGAGATCAGAGGTGGTGTTCAGCGCACCAACCTCCTTCAGACGGTAGAACGCGTAGTTGGCCGCGCTGATGTTGTCAGCGAGGCTTTCGGACTGCTTCATCAGCGTGCTGGTCAGCAGCGCGGTGAAGTCCAGATTCAAGGTGGAAGGACCAGCCATGAAATCAACCTTTCGTTATGCCTCGAAGATGCTGAGTCTGCTTACGCGGAGTAGCCCTGTTCAGCGAGCGCCGCACGCACGGCGTCCTCTGCGGTGTACTTGCGGGGGGCTTCCTTGACGCCCTTACTGGGGACACGCGTGCGGGGGGCAGGCTCAGCGTCGGTAGCGGCCCGCTTCACCTTCGCAGCGACCTTGGCCGAGGCTTCCACCTTGGCTTTGGCGATCTGCTGCCCTCGCGTCACGTTAGAGTAGAGGAACTCGGCGAACTCGTAGGGGGTCATGTTGGCCGGTTGCCCGATCTTGCCCGCGAGTTCCGACATCGCGGCTTCATGAGTAGCCCAGTCAGAGTGCTCCGACTTGAAACGGTCAAGCTCAGAGATGATCTGCGCCTGAACCGCGGCCTGTTCTCGCGCCGTGTTGGCCTGTACGAGCGGGCCTACAGCGGCTCCGGTAGCAGCGGTCATAAGCTCCTGCGTACCAGACAGCAACAGGTCAGTGGCTTCCTCACCAATGATGGGGACCCACTTGGCCCTCACCCCTGCGGCCACAGTCGAGAGGACTTCGGGGACCTGGGGTGGAGCCGCGGGGATGGCCGGGGCCGCAGCCGCCGCCTGTCCCTCGAAACTCACCTTCAGCCCGTTGGCCTCTGCGATCCGCTGGAGAACCGACTTCGGGTCCCCCTTCAGTTGCTCGCGGAACTTACTGACCTCGCCCAGTTCCTGCATCCGCTTGGTGTACGACTGCTGCATCCCCTTCGCCATCTTGGCGAGCTTGGGATCCGCAGCAATCGCAGCCTTGTCGGCCGCAGTGAATGGGGAGTCGTCCTCACCCTTCGCCTCTACTTCCTCAGCAGGTTCCTCGTCCTCAGACTCAGCACCTTCTTCGGCTTCCTCGGGGTTATCCGCAGACTCATCCGAGTCCTCAACGTTGTCTGCGGCGGTGGATGTCGCGTTCGTGTCGCCCGCATCATCGTCCTCGACTGGAGACTCTTCGGACTGGCCGAGTGCTGCCATTACGACAGATCGGGCGATGTCCTGGTCACCGTGGTCGGGTCGGCTTGCGGCTGTTCCCTGCGCCAATGTGTGTACCTCAAAAACACCTGACGGGATGTCAGGATGTTCTGAGAGTAGGACGGCGCAGTTACTGTGTCAAGCGGGCCACAGAAATCGGGTGTAGACTGTTAGTCACGCCCGTTCGCGTGCTTGCTTCTCGGCCTTCTCGCGGCGGGCCATCATGCGGTCACGGGCATCAGATCGGCTGCGGACACTGAGGTCCTTGTCCACCAACTTGTAGCCCCGCGTACCGTCCTTGTCGTTGTAGAGATTCTGCTTCTGGGCCAGTGAGGTGATGTAGACCGGCTCGGGGCCTAGATTCTCCTCCCAGTAAGGCTTGAACTCGCCAAGCATCCCGAGGCCGCGCCCGTGGGGGCAGTAGGGGAAGTCCCCGATCTCAAGAGCCTTGCCGCACTTCTCACACTGGACTTCCATTACTGAACCACTCCCTGCTGTTGAAGCTGCTGCGCGATGGCTTGGTTATCGGCCAGCCCGCCCTCCTGCGCCGTGCCGCCACCAGGATTCCCCTGCGGCCCCGCAGCGCCCGGCTGCCCTTGGCCCATCTGAGCCGCAGCCATCATGCCGCCGACACCCTGTAGGACCTTGGTGTACTCCCTGATCTCGTGCTCCGACTTGATGCCGAAGCTGTAGAGCAACTTGCGGAAGATTTCGGGACTGGCCGAGAGAACCGGGACCATCGTGGGGTTGGACAGGAGTTGGATCAGCATTATCAACTGCTGCCGATCCTTGTCCTCAGTGCCGGGCGACAGGAACTCCATACTCAGTGAGACTTCGTACAGGTAGTCCCCGCGGTCCCCGTAGTCGGACGCCACGACCTTCTTGAACTCGGGCACCAACGTGGCGATGTCCTGCGCCTCCATGACCGCTTCAGGATTCCCCATCCGCAGGGATTCCAGATCCACATTCGTCTTGATGAACATGGGCGTGGTCCAGTAGGTCTGGACCAGTTCACAGAGGGTGCGAGCGGTCCCGCTGATGAACTTCACCACATCCTCGCGCTGGACGGTCTCACGGACCTTGGTATTCACCTCGATGATGTTGGCCTGAGTCGCGGTTTCGGAATCTGCCAGCGCCCGCTGCTCGCCGCCGATACCAGATACCTGTACGAAGTCTTGCTTCGGGGCTTCAGCATCGTTGGTGCGCGGGTCCAGCATCGCATCGGCAATCGGGGCGATAGCAGTCTGCGCGTCCCCCTTGACCCAGACCACAGTGCCATCAGCACCCACTTCTAGCTTCTCGACCTCAGTCGGATCCATACGCCGGTCGCCCACGGCATACTTGCGGTTGAACCTGCGCCCATGTACCCGCATCCGCTCAGACCGCTCGTTGATCTCATCCTGCGGCGAACGCCAGTTGTAGGTGGGCGGGACCGGGTAGCCCGAGTCCAGAATCTCGCCGGGACCGCGGAGGATGTTGAAGGGATAAACGGTCCAGGGCTTGCCCTCGGGCGGGGTCAGGGCGCGGGAGAAGTCTGCACCGAGGAACACATGGCGAACCTTCTTGCGGTGGTCCCAGACCTTGAACAGCAACACCATGTTCTGCGAGCCGGTGGTATGGGCTCCAAAGTCGTTCGCTCCTGTCATCGCCCCGTTGTTGAGAAGCTGCTGGAACTTCGAGGGGACGAGAGTCTGGAACGAAGTATCCGCGGTCCCAGTCGCTTTACCGCGGAGCCCCTTGGTCCTCCCTGCGTACAGCGGGTTCGCCTTGATGTCCTCCAGCGCGACCCACTCGAAGTAGCCGGTCCAGTCGTTCGCAATGAGCCGCTTCTTGCCGCTGATGGAGATGCGGAACATATTGGCCGGGATGCGGCGGACCCACAGAGTCTCGTTCTCGACTGAATACTCGGCCTCGGGCTCCTCGTCGGGGTCCATCTCTTTCGCGGGCCGTTCGTTCTCGGTAACATCGGCAGAGTAGCCGCACTCGGAGACGCCGAACGCGAAGAAATGCTCATGGATGCAGGAGGAGAGTTCATCGAGAAAGCCAAACTCGGGGTCCTGGATCTGGGCATTCACCGTGTCCTCAAGCAGCTTGGACCGGGGCACGATGGAGGACATGGGGTCATCGGAGCGGTTCGGCCGGGGCTCCAGCCTGACCTTGGGGATACCGAACATGAGACTGGGCCGTCTCACTTCGATGGACTGGTAGAACAAGTTGGCTACATAGTTGCCGCGCTGCTCCTTGGGCCACTGACCAGGGCCTTGGTAGTAGGCCTCCAGTTCGCCGGGCTTGTAGGTATCAGCCCACTCATCGTAGGCCGCTTGAGCGAGCCGGGCTTCCTTCTGCCAGTACCTACAGAGCTTCAGTTCCTTCGGGCTGATGACGTACTCGTTGGTCGCGGGGGTGGGCTTGGCGGCTTTCAAACCGCGGCCCTTTACCGTGCCCGTGGAGCGGCCAGATTCAACGTCGAAGGTTCGCTTTGCCATGCCCTGATACTACTACCTTGAGCGGTAGAATGCAGCCAGCCGGGGCACTGCCCGCTGTAGGTCAGCCATGCGCGAAGTGTTATCTCTGCGCCGGGGCTTCTTATCGGCCTTCTTGAACTCAGCGATGGTGTGGGCCACGGTGCCGGGTGCGGGGCGGCGGATGGCCTCTACAGGTAGAGCATCCATGTCTGCGAGCCTGTACCTAAGCGCGTCATAGGCATGATCCACGATGGACTCATCGCGGTCGTCGCTGAACACATCCTGCCCATCCTTGGTCCCGATCTTGACGCGCCGCTGTGAGCGCGTCTCCCTGATTACCTCAACGCACCCGTGAGTGTAGTCAGCAGTTCGCTCGACAAAGTAGAGGCGGGGCGCTCCCATGCGTCCTGTGAGCGGATGACGGTGGGCCGGGTCGAGGCGCAGGAACTCGTTGATGCGGTTTCGGGTTCCAAGCTCATTGTTGTCGCCGCGCTGCCACCAGATCGAGGTGTGCTTGTCGGTTTCGGACTCGTTGACTTCATAGTATTCCTCTGCAACTGAGACAGAAACCCCGCGCTGAGTTCTAGGATTGAAAATCGAGGGGTCGGCCAAGTCCGAGACAAAGTGGTCGGGGACCCATTCTTCTTGGACTGACCCTCCGATCCGGCTGACGACTTTCTTGAGGCTGAGTTCATAGATGCGCTCGCGGTGGAATGAGATGAGTCGGTCAGGCTGGTAATACTCCTGGTAGCAGAACAGGTTTCCCCACTTGTCCAAGGCCCACCACAAGCAGCAGGTGGGCGAGGTCTCACCGTGGTCAAGGGTCCGAGACTTCTTGCAGGTCTTGAGATGTTCTTCCAACTCGGGCGACCACTTGAGCAGAGACATGGAGTCGATCTTGTGAATCTGGCCTTCAGGAATACCCCACTCGCCGCGGACAAAGCGGGCGACGAACTCCTTGGTGCCTTGCAGGAGAGCTTCCTTGTTTTGGTCAGGGAGAAAGAGATTCTTCGTGGAGTCGAAGTTGATCATCTTGTACCCCTGCTTGGAGTAGGTCTCTTTCCACTCAGGGGACTCGGGATGGAACCTGCGATAGATCCAGTGCAGTTCGTGGTCAGGGTTGCAGGCGAACATGGCGTAGGTGGGCGGGAGAGCCTTCCCTGTTTCCTTATTCCACCAGGGCCACTCGCGGCCAGCGGCAGTTTCGCGGTCGATGAGCCACTGCGGAACCACAGCCTGATCCCACCGGCCCAACCTTCTCATCAGGACCTCGATGATTTCTTCAGAAACCTCCTCGGCTTGGTCGATGAGGAACCAATTAATCTCCAGACCGCGGAGCAACTCGATGATTTCGGAGTCGTCAAGCTGCGACCAGAGGATTTCGGACCCATTGTTGAGCGTCAGCGACTTGGCTTGGTCAGATCGGGACCCATATAGGTACGCTTCGGGCGGGCAGACCTTGAAAAAGGTCTTCATCGTGGTCTTTTTCAGCTTCTCGCCCTGTTTTCTGGCGATGAGTCCCCGATTTCCAGGGTAGAGGTCTGACAACAGCATGGCTTTCAGACAAAGCGCGTATGTCTTCCCTGCGCCGAAGCCACCGGACGCCATCAGAGGGTAGGGGCCATAGTTGAATGCCGCTTCCTGCTCCTCATTCGCCCACCGAATCAGCCGCGGACCCTTCTTCACAGAGGGGGTGAAGTTGCGAGCGAGCAGATGGGCACCGCCAGTGGACTTGCCGAGGGGCTGAGTCACCAGAGAAGTAGAAGTATGCAGGATC